ACTAACACGTTTGAAACATAGTGAAGACGACGCTTCTGTTTACGTGCGATATCTTTATCAGACTCTAAACCAGAATTCCAAAGCTTGGAATTTAATTCAGATACTGGATCTTGACCACCGATTGATGTGAGAGACTTCTCGATGTACCAACCACCAGGACCTTGAAAACCGTGGTCCCAATATCGAGCCCATGGATAATCGTCACCTTGTGGTGCGGGTAGAAAACGAATAATAGCATAGCCGTTACCAGCTTTGTCTACTTCTGGTTTCCACATGCGATTGTCTTCGTAGGATTGTTGTTGTTGCTGACCACCGCCAACTTTTTCTGCGGCTGCAACAAGTTTGTTGATTTCGCTTGCGCGACTTGCTTTGAGATTTGCTAATGACATAATTATGTTCCTTTATATAGCAGAGTTTAACATTGTATGGAATATCTATTATACCACATTTGCACTCTCTTGTAAACAGTTTTTGAGTGCATCTTTGATATATTCGTTATTCACCGTAATAAACGGGTTATACTTACGGATCTTCAATGATAGATCAGGCCACATGATGGGATCTGATATATCTTTGTCGAACTTAGGCATAAACCCGATATATCGATTAAGGACAGTGAAAGTCTCGAGTGGTATCTCGCCTTGAAGTAATATCTTGACGAGTAATGGATGTTGTCCATTGTCTACCACAAACAGACTCTTAAAGTCATTGTTCGATATAATCTTATCTATATCGTTTTTAAAGCGATATGTGAAGGATTCCATGAGACCTTTATAGTCTCTGTAAGTCTCATCTGAACCTTCTTCATTTAAATTACCTATCCACTTTGTACCGTGGTGGGCAAAATTACATCCATAAAAAAACTTCAATTCGCTAAGCGGATATTTTCGTACCAGCTTAGCAAAGAAGTGTTTATCGCGTCGTGCAAAGAATGACTTAGGTGTAACGCTTGTTTTGCCGTTATACTTAAAGTAGTCATACGTCTTCGACTCGAAGTGTAACTTACATGCTACGTAAATCTTATAAGCTTCGTATGGATCACTCGAACGTAAGTTCATTCTTTTTCTTTAAATAACCAAGATTCATCCCCTCGGCTTCTAACTTTGCCTTGATGGGATTACTCAATAATTTCGCAATGTCTTCTGGATCTATCTGTCTCTCTTTACAAACATCTAAGATTGTATCGAGATAGTTAGATCTTTTCTCAACCACTAATCGTTCTATAAGCTCGCTAAACGATTTCTTTGTATACATGCCTTCGGGTTGCTGTTGCTCTGACATTTTTCATTCACTTTATAATATATGTGGCTACCGATAGAGGTTATTTTCTCTAATGTATGCCAACCTGGGTTAACGTAATGCGCGTGATAAAATGTCGCGCCTTGTGTGACGTCTACCTTTTTCTGATAGTACATCGTCAGTGCTTTCTTCACAGATGTCAATGATTCTTGCCATCCCTTTGCTTCATAATCGGGTATTGCACCCATTAATCTTCTATCGCATGTCCACGAAAACTGGCATGTTGTTTTATGAGTCTCTTGATTCTTATTCTTTTGATACACTACCTCGCATGTATCTTTAGGGAACTTAGGATCGTTCAAGCGATTTAATACTACGTGTGTTACGGCGATCTGAGACATTTCTGAATCGCCTTTCGCTTCATAATATGCATTTCTTGTTAAACAATATACATCTTGCTCATTTAGTGGTATCGGATTAATCATAGTCGATAGCCACGTTGTGATCGCAACTAATATATGTTCTGTCATTTATTTACCTTTAAAATAATCGTATCTTCGTTGATCCGTCCATTAGGCTCTTTCGATTTCGTTGTGAGCGAAGCAAAAGATTTGGCTGCTTTCGTTTTTGAAGACGACAGCACCTCTGATAACATTTCTTCAGGTTTTCGCAGTGTGCGAGATTGGGATTCTGTGGTACTGAACTTAGTAAGGGAAGTGCCCTTGATTTCAAACCCAAGACCTGACTCAGCGATAAATCGTGTAAGAGATTTGTACTTAACATTGTAAGTCCATAACTCTATAGCACCAATTATCAGAGACGGATTGATCGAAACTAGTTTATGCTCGGGCGACTCCTTTAAGTATTTGAGTTTCGAGATTTGTTTCTCGACCGATACGGGTTTTTTTGAACGGGTTTTACGAACCGTCTTGGTGTTAGTCCCAAAGCGCTGAGCGTCCGCAATAATACCCTCGAACCATGCTATAAATTCTTTCTTACGTTTTGGTGTAAGATGTGAATAACCTTCCACTAACTGAAGGTCTATCTTATCTATACTCCCTTGCATCTCATCTCTATGCTTTTCTGCCCACATTATGACAAACCTTGCGCATTGAGCAGGTAAAATAGCTGCTTTCATAGCTTCATATACGTCAATGGATGGTGAATTACCACGAATCCATTCATCTAACATGTCCTCGAGATCACCTAATACAGTCTCATTGACTTTATTTTTGATTCGGTCTTGTATGTTAAAGACTGGTGCTTTAGCAGCTTTTACTTCTTCTTTGAGATCCTCTTCGACTTTATTTTTACCTAGTCGAAGCATGTCATCAATATATTTTCTTATCTTGAAAAGCTCGTCATCACGAAGATCAAGGCCACGGCTACGCATCCGCAAAAGACTTCCAAGTGTGTTTGTACAAGCCCAATCAGGCGATACGCGTAGCAAGTCAAGTGACTCTTTATCGAACTGTAAGTCGTCTTTAGCATATTTGATTACATCCTTTTTAAAGTGTGATGCCCAATTAAAATAATTATAAAAGTGAAAAGCTTTAGCCATCTGCACGACACGGTCAGAGTCATCTTTGAATACCACACCAGTAAACGATGGTTCGGGACCAGTATACTTCTCGTCTAGCGACAATGAATTGGTTACACGTTTCTTTGGTGGTTTGAATGTCTTACCGTTGATCTTGACAGTGGCCATAGAAATCCTCTCACATTAATAATTATTATTATACACCAACGAGATACTATTGTACATGCTTAACGTCAGCAATGGTGAATGATCTCCAACCTTGTTTATCTGTATCAAATACTGCAAGCGTATTATCATTTCCTACAGACGTACCAGTATTTTTTGGTTTATGTTCTGTTGGAATATTTGATTCATTCAATGTACAATTCATTGTACGCTCTGTGCCATCTTTTTTTGTAAAGACAACAGTGATGATTTTATTTTGTGCTAATTCTTTAATTTGTTGGCGTGTGTATTGTGTCATGGTTTTTCCTAAAAAAAACTCTATTATCAGCATTAATGCTGACAACGAATGTGTCACCTTCTTTTACATCTAATTTTGTTGCGGTTAATTCTTCATCCCACATAATAGATCCATCATGCAATAAATGGAAAATGTAATCAACGAATAACATATGATTCTCCTAAAGATAAAAGCCGCTTACTCTATGCGGCAACCTATATAGCCAGAACTCTCCCGAGTGTGGTGGTTAGAAGTTAGATATTAGACTAAGATTAGTCTGTCGTGTTGCGGAATTCACCGAATCCGAATTCACCGCGAAGTGAACGTACATCTTCATATGACACTGAGTCATCAAATCCACCTGTACCAATATCGCTATCTTCTTTAGCAATTCTAGTTGCTCTTGCTACAGTTGGTTTTGGGGTTTTTGTAGGTGTAACATTTACATAACCAACGCGTGCTTTAGTTGCTTTGATCTTAGGTTGCTTTGACTTAATGATGCTTGCTGCAGTCGCTTCAGGTGTACCTTTAATTAAAGCACCTTTCGTAGGCATTTTATATACGCCTTTTGACACTTTGTTAGTGAAAAAATAGAAGGCATAATCACCGCCATTGCGAGGATTTAAACCAAGTTGACGCATAACCTTAACAGCGTCTTTCCACAAAAATGTGGAACCAGACTTTACTTGAGGAAATTCTGAATAGAACTTATCCTCAAACTTTTTTACAAATGCTGCGTCATAGACGCGTGCTTTACGACCCATAATAAATTACTCCATATCAATATTAAATTTAAAACCAATGTCAACTGCAAACAATTCTACACATTGACATATACCATTATACCACGTTTTTCCTGCTTTGTACATAGGGCCCCCTAAAAATACTTTTTCTCGCTTAAGGATACCGATGCCCAAAACATTAGCGATAAACCGACTAATGCAAGACCAATCTGATACCATATATCAGATGGATCACCATTTTCCATACCACCTACAGCACCAAATACTAAAAATAAACCTACTATAAATCTAATCATTAGTAAATTACTCCAGTCCATGTCAAATTAAATTCACCTTCACATACGTTACCACGAGCAAAGTTTGTTGCTGGTGCTTTCCAACTTGCTGCTTTGAGAATATCACCAACTTTAAAACCTTTTGTTGGTTTAGCAACTACGAAGAACTTAACACTACCGTCTGCAGCAACTTTAATATAGTTGCGACCTTTTTCAACTCGTGTAGTATCAACGAACTTTTGTACTTGCTCAACAGCGTATTGTTTACGATCAGCATTATCTTCAGATCGAGCTTTATACATGTTGATGTAGCTTTCTTGCATAACTTCAACAGCTTTTGCTACACCGGCATCTAACGTATACTTCATCATAATGTGTTGTCCTTTTTTCATTTGATGTAACCATTATACCCTATTTCCCGCCATTTGTACATAGGCCCCCCTAAAAATAGTTCGTAAATAAAAAAGCCAATGAAATCATTGGCTTGCACGGACGGGATTGGACTTGGGAGACAGGCCCCTGGCCTTAAATTTTATGAATATTGTCTAATTTTGCTCTAAATTGCTTAACTTTTGCTGTACGATCAGGCCAGTGGATGTATGCCTTCTCAGGATTTTGTTCTAAGTTCTTAAGAAGTGGTTCTATCGTTGCGCGCAATGAGTTTAATTTTGCGCGAAGTGCTTCAGCTTCAGATGATGTTGCTTCAGCTTGTGCTGTGACTGTTTGTACCGCTTCGAGTTCTTCTTCATCTACTGCTGTAAATCCAAAGTCAAAGTCGATTTCTTGTATCTGACCCCTTGATGGTGTTGCGCTCATAGTAAATCCTTTAATTGTGTGCCTTCTATTGTATTATGCACTGTTATATTATACTTCTTATATGGTTGCCATTTCTCTCGCCAATGTATGTATAAGTCGTGTTGTTGTCGATCACGCATGATGAACTCATCAGTTTTTGTTTCTTGTGTGTCTGCCCAAATTGAATCAAATCCCCACAAATTGATCTCATCATAGTTGTTATCTATTGCCCATTGAGCAGCTATATGTCCTGCGCTAATAAACTTATCTACATAAGGTACTTTATATACGATATCAAGTTCTTGTTCAAGATTTTTATGTTTCATACCATTCATTGCATACTGAGATGTGATTAATGGTTTACTTTGAAAAATCTGTCTATTTGCCATATACAAATGGAATGGTCTAACATCTAATACCACAGAGACATCTACAGGATGCTGTTGAAAATTACAACCTATAATGTATCCTTCTTGAGGCTTATATAGATTGATTGATGGTCCATTTCCTAATATGTGCGTTTTCATATGTCTTTATTTATAAATAAGGCCAGATCCTATAACAACACAACAATAAAATGGATCACTAATGGAATTCTTCAAATTAGTAGCTGAATTGGGTTTCCCAATCGCTGCAGCAATCGCAGCTGGGTATTTTGTCTTTCTTACATTAAAGTTTATCTTAGCAGGAGTCACATCATCTGTAAAAAATATGATGGGGATAATTTCTGCTCTCGACAAACGTGTCGCAGCCATGAACCACGATGTCATACGTATTGACAC